AAATCTTAGTTAGGTTAAACAGGGCTTGTTTACTCTCATCTCTAAACGCATGTGACTCTGTTCTTGGGAACTGCCTATAAAACTCATTAAGTGCATCAGCATCATTCTTTAAAGAATCAACTTCTGCCTCCCAATAATCTATTGCACCTTTTGTTATCCACGCTCCGTCCACTCCCTTAACGGGTTCTGCAGGAGTTCGAAACACAGGCATACCATACAAATCAATAAACCCCTCGAGGTTCCACTCCATTGGTATGAACAACTTGTATAGTCCACTCTTTGTTTGTCCGTTAGCATTTCTTGAAGATGTTTTAGAATCCTCATAAATGTCTTTGAAGTTTTGTCCTCCCTTGGCCAATGCATTTGATGTGGACCCCATCATACATTTCCCTATAATCTTACTTCCTAATCTCAAACATGTCTTTGTAATCCTCCAATTCTCTTTAATGTTGTTGGGCTTTACCCACTTTCCACTCTCATCATGTACTAAGAGCCTAAGTTTTTCTCCATCATAAGAGTTGTCCTCTGTATTTCTCCAATCTATTGTGGTGTCCAATCCACTAATAACATTGGTATCAGACATATACATGTTCTTCTTGGTAATCTTTGAGGCAGGAACACGGAAGGCAAGCTCAGTTTTTGGTTTATCCATACCATCCATTACCGGTTTGAAAAAAAATGGAAGGCGAGTATTTATTGGAACCACCTTATCAGTGAACATCTTCTTAGCGTCTCCCCCTGTTTTGGATAGAATGCCTAAACGTGCATCTCTAGCAAGCGTTCCTGTATTGACGCATTCAGAAGACGCCATGAACGAGAATCCCGAGCGACGTATCTTAAGGTAGTCCATACCAAAACACCTATTGTCAGCTTTACATGCCTCCCAAAAAAGATATAAGATTCGATTAGCCTCTCTAAAATCCGGGTATCCAACATCTATACTAGCCCACTGAAGATAGAACCAATGAGACCCGGTGATATAAGTTTTAACCCCATTGTTCATGAACCAAGCACCCTGTTCCCTGTAGTCAAACTGCTGCTCTATATAGTCTATCCATTTGTTTTTAAACTGAGGTGGCATTTCATTCCACTGAAATATGGATTGAATTTTTGATAGAGGATAAGGAAGCTCTTGTCTTTCCCAATATTGCTCGGATTTAGATGAGTGTCTTTGAAGACACTGCTCGGGCGCTTCCGGAAGAGCAATAACAATTCCTTCGATACTAATTATTTCTCCAATCTTTCCTGTCTTGGAGATAACAACCATATCGTATTCTTCATTGTATCCGTATATCCAAGACCTATTGCCGTTCTTTTTTGCAAGTGGGGTCTTTGGAATATAGTCATGAAGAACTCTATATAATATTTTATCTTGAGTTTCTTTCTGCAAAACCTTGCTTTGTATCTGTTTTACTTGGGCCTTTATCTATCAGCTCCAAGGTTTCTCTTTCTGATTCGATTCTGTTTAGTATTTCAAAAGCATCGAATATAGCTATCTTTTTTGCAGAGGCTGCATTCTTTAATCGGTCAGCCGCCAACTCTACCTGCTCTCCATCTTCTCCTGCATGCCTTTGAATAACCTTCTCTTCAGCAACTTCAATCAAGTGCTCAACAGCCTTATACCCCGCTGTAATTATACGGAGCTTCATCTTCCTTATATCGTTTGAAGTGCTCATTTGTCTTTACTTAAAAAAATAACTTGCACTAACCTAGAGTCTTCACCATCTCCAAAGTTTTCAAAAATATTTCTTGAATGAGGACACTCAGATGGAAACGCTACCATTCTATTGAACTTAGAATAGACACGGCATATTGGGTTTTCGTCCTCATCATAAATAGTTGTTCCATCTTCATCGGGATGCTCTTTGCTTAGATACAATACAGCAGTTATATCCCCCATCATATCATCCTTGTGGATATAGTTTGGTTCCGGTTGCCCAAGTGGAGACTGTCTTACAAAGTTCCAATTTACTTTATGGTTTGGAAATACATCAAGAACGAACTTCAAGAACTCATCCTCTCCTCTTGGCTGCATGCCATGGAATGTTTTCTCACTGTCATGAAAATCTTGGAACCCATACAAAAGAATATCTTCCACATACTCTTTAGGATTAGCCAATACATTGTCAAATAAAATTACATTCATAATTTGATTGCGATTTGATGGTCAAACATTCTGTACATTTTCTTTCCATCAATAGTAAACTCATATTCACTATCGGGTGAGAAACAAATAGGAGTCCCCTCGACAACTCCTCTATCCATAAGGTATTGATTGGGGTATCTCATAATTCCCATGAGCGGCTCTTCAGTAAATGGCTTCTTGATGTAAGATTCTGTTGCAGACATAGGCTCTACAAAACAATATCTATCATAAGCGTTCCATCCGCTATCGTTTTTGTACATAAAGAATTGGTCGTCTTCAATTAAGAATACGTCCTCACGGAAAAAGCTCTTACCGCTTCTCCGTCTTCCTTTCATGTCATTATAGAATTTGAACGCATTGTGATGTACAACAAGCGTATCTCCGGGTTTGATTGGACCGGCATAACCTAAAGGGGTTTCAATGACAACTGCATATCTGTTTGAGAACTTGTGGTCCTCTTCAGATGTGCTGACTATAAACTCTATTCCTGCTATGTCTTTTGTGTTGTCGTATCTTTTTCCCTTTAATGGTGTTACAATAAAGTAAAATGGTGATTTCATTAGAAATCTATATTAAATTCAATTGAGATTGGAATCGTTTGATTGAACTCTTTCCAAAGTACCACCTCTTGTTTTGTGTTGATGATGTATACTTGAATAGAGTTTGTATCGTTATTTTTAAGGATACGGTATATTTCGTTTGACTCTGATAAAACTTTTTGGCCAACGAGATAATGCATAGCGCCCCCTTTATAGTCGGGGCCAACCGATATTTTACGAATATCCGTCATACTTTATTTACTGTAACTATAATACTTGGTGTAGCAGGAGAGGGACCGCTTGCCGCATCGTGTACTAGAGATATGTTAGTTGACGTAGCCGCAAACATAAGATGAATGAAGTCTCCTGCAGCTACATCTATAAAGTAATTCCAAGCAGCCATCACGTGATTAGTACTACCTTGAAGTTCTACCTTTCCATTGGTATTCGGAACATTATCCGCAAGTATAAGTCCGTTCTTTCTCAGCCAAAAGCTTGCAGTTTGAGATGAACCTGCTGAGTTATCTAATTGAGCTGAGAACACTACGTTATAAACACCTGCGTGAGCAAACGTAATTCTAGTCAGATTAACTCCATCACTAGTGATTGACACTCCATTAGTTGCAGCCGCATCAGTAACCTCAAGTATAATGGCTTTCGCTGTATTCGCTGCCGTTAGCGTTTGGTCTACAAGACTATAGAATGAACCTCTATATGAAGTAAACGCAGCCTCAGCATCTTCCCAAAGTACATTTCCTCCGGTAGCTGTAAGGACTTGACCGGGAGTTCCTATTGAAGTGTTGCCATCTGTAATAGTTCCTAGAAGTTTAATATCGGTATTACAAAGTATGCTATCTACAGTTATAGTTCCTGTAAGATTAATATTTTCAATAGCCGTATTGTTTGCATCAAGAATCTCTTGAAGACCGATAGTAGTCCATTCAGTTCCTGTGATAACAGACATTAGTAGCTGTCCATTTGTTCCGTAAGAACTAGCAGAATCCTCAAGCGTTCCACCAACAATAAGAGACTGAGTTGCCTCAACGGTAGGTGCGCTTACAGATGCTGAACCTGTAAGGGATATGCTAGTTGTTGAAGAATTTCCTTGCCCAAGAACATAATCAAGGTCAACAGTAGTCCAAAGTGTTGTAAGAGTACCACCGGTGGTAACCAAGAGTTGACCGTTTGTTCCGGCAAATCCGGTGGAGTCATAAAGAGCAGCCTGTACCCATAAATTTTGAGTAGATATTTGCCCAACTAAGTTTATGTCCTCTGTAGCCGAATTGTTTGCATCAAGAATCTCTTGAAGACCAAGGCTAGTCCATTTAACTGTATTAGATGCTGTAGCTGTAAGGACTTGACCAAGCGTTCCATTATTTCCTAAAACATCTTTTAAATAAGATGTCAACTGAATACCTTGAGTAGCAATATTTCCTTGCCCAAGAACATAATCAAGGTCAATAGTCTGCCACAAAGTAGCCAATCCCACTGATGTCAACACTTGGCCGCTTGTTCCCGAAGAAGAGGCGCTATCCTTAAGATTAGCTGTTACTCTTAAATTACCAATAGTAGAATTTGCAGCATTTATAAAATTTGTTGCTCCTAAAATAGTAATATCACCTGTCAAGTAAATGTCTTGAGTTGCTGTATTGCCTGCATCAAGAACCTCTTGAAGTGTATTGGCAGGTGCTAATGACTGAACAAATGCAGCTATGTCGCCAAGCGAATAGTTCTTTGTAGCGTTTGCATTGTCAGCATCAGTTCCTATAAGAAGGTCTGAACCGGATAGCGATGAGTCTACGGGATATGTACTAATTTTTGCCATTCTCTTTACATGTTTTGCATAAGCATAAAGCAAATGCTGATTTTCTATACACGTCTTACACCAATGTCAATAGGTATAAAGTCTTGTTTATAAGGGCCAACATTTCATCCATGATGTTTTGAAGCTCTGAAGAATAGTTTGTTCTTTCGCTATCAATAGTCTGCTGCATTTCTCTAAGATGTTCTACAGCAGGCGCATTTTTAGACTCCGGAATAACAATCTCAACTCTTTTGTATCTTCCAAAATAAACTTCACTAAACTTGTCCGTCAAGTCAAGTATGCCATCGTAGTATCCGTTGAGCGCTTTATGCTCAGCAAAAGATGTTGTCTGAAGATGTGCGATATGCATCATGTCTGCCGACTGAAATAGCATTCCAATGAATTTTCCGGGTATCATCCTTGGTTGGGTTTTCTTGTTATTTGTCCTGTTTGTATGTTAATCACAGCATCGACTCCGTACTTCTCAATTAACTTCTTTTCGTTCTCAGCGAACTCCGTTCTCATTGAGTCAATATGGCTCAATAGGCCGTGCTTTTGTAATTCGATATCTCCAAGAGCTATTTTTGCTCTATTAAATTCAGAGGTCATTGTTTGAATTTTTTCAAGTTCCTCTTTCGTTACAACTGTTGCTTCCATTTTTAGATTAGATTTTATTATTCAACAAAGATAGTAGTTTTTGCTATTGAATATTTCTTTTGATTGCACTTCCAAAGTAGTAACCAAAAATAGAAAGAACTACACCCTCGGTTATTCCTATTAAGTGTATCCAAATCTCCTTGTTATCCTCGGGCACTTGTAAAAATGCAATGGCGTATATGATAAACGCAAACGCCGACAGGCCTGTTAAGCCTGTTAGGTAAAACATAAAGTCAAACCTATTCAGCTTAGCTATCTCCATCTCTCTATTTCTTGCTGAATCCCTGTCTGCCGCTTCTATTCTAGCCATCTCAAGAATCTCTTCAGTCAAAGATTCTTTCTCCTCATCACTAAGCTTGTCAGACATATTGATTAAGTTCTTAGCTACACCCAATACTCCATTGTCCGGAAGCAAATCACCTACAACATCCAAAACCTCGGGTGCTTTTTCTTTTAAGAACTTCCCGACCTTAGTGTCCCTAAACTTTTTCTTGTCTGCCATTATTCTTTGATTTCAAAATGCATCCAATCCATATCTTTTTCTACACCTAATGAAACAAATCCATGTTTGTAGAAAATATCTATCATTGGTTTGTATTCTTCATTAGCAAATCTAGCGTTGCGCTTTGTTTCTCTCAAAGTATTTCTTGCAGGGTCCAAGTCAATAGCAATTCCCCACGCATGTTTTGACCAAGAGCTACCGTTTCTCATCTTGCGGTAAGAAAAACACCCACCAAATAGGTCAATACCTAAGTCGTGTATCCGCTTATATCCATAATGGCTAAGCAAATCTTCAAACACCGCTTTAAAATTCTCAGCCACAAGCTCATGGCAACGCATTTTCTGAACAGTAGTGTCTGTATCCCATGCAATACGCATTGGATAGGGTAAATCTATTGTAACCAAATACCCCTTGCCGGTCTCATTTGGTTGACCGTATTTTTTTATGGCTTGTTGAGTAGTTATCATCTTCCTTGGCCTCTGTATTTTTTCTTATACAATCTGCTTGTTGGTGATGAACTTGTTTTTGTTTTTGCGTGAACACCTTTTCTGTTCACCTTTCTACTAGTTATCTTTTGAATTGCTATCTGTTTCGCCATCTATTCTATTTAATTTTTTTATGTAATAAATTATAGCAAAGACACCTGTTATTATTGCGATTAACCCGGAAAATGCAGATATAATAGGTTGAAGTTCTGTTGCTTTTGCTGCAACAGCTGATACTACAGATGTTCCTGCTGTAGCTGCGGCAATTGAATCGTGTATATCGTTCGTGTTACTCATCTTAGATAGGCGTTGTCACGTATTGCATTAACGTATTAATATCTGTGAATCTTATGTCGTCGATAATCATAGTCAAATCCATCACTATTAGTCCATCCTCCATTTCAAATAGTGCTTGGCTATCGGAAATTTCTTCATATCCTAGTGGAGAAAAGTAAATATAATTAGAGGAGAATTTATAAAATCTTCCATCTTCGCATAATAGGCCGGCTCTTGTTTTTATTAGGTTCATAATAGTTCAATTATAAATCCGCTTTGAATTATTGAATCTCCTGCAGCTCCTGCTTGAGAAGTGAAGATAATGTATTGGTCAACCGCCCAATTAATATTTGTAGCTACAGCAGCTTGTGTTGTAGTAACATCATCAATTGGCAAGGATGTATTTGTCCATACTGACTCTGTGTTTGTAGCTGTTTTTATAAACAGCTCTCTTTTCATTTGAATATATGGATTTGTTATACCCGAAGATGTATATATCCCAAGCTGAGAGGCTCCTGTTACGGAAGATATTGTATTGACATATATACCTCCTGTCATTAACCCTGCTGTTCCTGTCTTACGAAGACGCTGCCGTATTGTAATTATGTCTCCTACTTGAAATGTTCCGGCAGGAATTAATTGAGAACGAATTAAGGTAAGGGCTGTGCTTCCGGTTACGGCTGCGGTGTCAGTAGTAGATATATACCGAAGTACATCTCTTGTGGTAGCAACTCCCGAAACATCAGACGCTGTAAGGTTTTTCCAAGTTAGACCGTAATCTGTGTTGTTAAGCTTTGCAAGCACTTGTCCTGTTGTTCCTCCGGTAAGCATGCCTGCTTTTGAAACGTTTAACGCTCCTGTTATATTATCAAGAGTTAGCGCTGTCTCCAATTGAGATAGCGTGAATCTTATATTATCATTTAGCACAGAGTCGTACCCCACTATAAATCCTGTTGCAGATAGAGTTGTGGCGCTAAATTGTGAAAATTTTACATTTGCCATTATTACTCGGGTATCATTAAATTGTTTGTTTCAGTAATTAGCGTGTCTACGCCGTTTTCTTTTATAAGATAATCAACAACAGGCGTTGAGCCGGAATCAAATCCGGACAACGTGTTTATTATTGCTATAATAAGAGACGACTCCATATTACCAAAGCGCTATAATTCCTGTAGCTGAAGTGTTACTTGTGTTTACGCCCAATACTTGTATTGGAATAAATTGACCTGCGCTTACAGCGGCCAAATTTAGAGTGTCTCCACCCACTGTTCTCACAGAAAGTGTCCCTGCTCCTCCAACATAGAGAACACAACCATCGTTGCCATCTCTATCGTATACGAAATACTTCTTTCCCGAAGCAGCAAAGATGGCGGAATTACATACCAACTGAGTTTCGCTAGTTACAGAAACTACTTTAGCACAAGTGCTATCTGTTGTGTTATAAATAATATCTCCAACAGAAATATTATTGGTCACGAACAAAGCGGCAGTGTCAATTAAATTGAACCCACCCCCGCCGGTAGATGTGTTTACGCTCTGTTCTTGTTTTATTGCTCCCGGAAACGGAATATCAATAGTGTTGCTAGGGATAACAGCCAAGCCTCTTCCTACTTGTAATTTCTGATTTGCCATTTTTTTTTATTTTTGATTGTATGGAACAGCTTCGTTGAGAGCCTGCCTGCGAGCTTCACACCCGCAGTCATCTACACCAACGGCCATGGACACCCCTTTTACAACAGCCTTAATACCTGTGGCTGTAGTGATTTTATCTATGGTGTCTCCAAGACCTTCGCTATGATACGTTATTTTCATTTTTTAGACATGATGCTTGTGAGTTTTTGCCCAATAGTACGATTAGCAATTGCCTCATCGTAACAGCCATGTCCCGCATTAGGTGAAAGGATGGCTCCCGGAATACTAAGCAATGCTTTTGCTGTTCCGGAATTTTTTTTGATGGACGAATCCATGCTTGCTTTAGTCATAGACGCTTTCATTTCTTTTTCTTTTTACCGGCAACTGCCATTTCTTGAAATTTCTTTTTACCGTACTTCTCACGGCCAATAGAAGCTGTAATTGCATCAGCACTTTTCTTGCTAATGCCCTGCTTCTTTTGAATCTTATTGCTTAATTCGCTGAACTTACCCATAAGGCAAAGGTCTGAAATTTTATGATTAGATTTTTGAAACTTTTCTGCCCATACCAACCCTTGATTTCTCAGCTTTCTTTGCCGCCAACTTAGATGGTGATATTTCACTCTTTGTTTTTGGAGTAGACGCTGATACTTTTTTGGTTGGTCTGCAATACTCGTTCTTACCACCTGCTCCACATGCCTTACCTGTACGAGTATCGACCCACTTTTCTTTTTCCCAACGCTTGAGAGATGTCCCCTCCTCTGTCTTTCTCACAGTGCCCGAAGCTTTCCTGCATTTAGCAATAGCTTGAGATGCCCTCGCTGAAGGAAACACTTCGTCTTGAACTTTTACTTTTTTATAACAAGCGTCTTTAGGCATATTATTTTTTT